ATTGGTCTTCAGTTCTTCTGCCATTATTCCTCCTTCTCCGCGTCGTTGCGGTGTGCAGCGTGATCAGGGCCATAGCCACCGTATCACTTATTTCCAATGGCACCAGTTTGTAGGTGCCGTCCTTCTTCAGGTGTACAATCAGAAGCCGCTCAACGGTCTTCCCCCGCCGTTCCAGCATCATCCGGTATAAGTTGAGGCTTGCCCCGTAAAGGGCTTTCTGGACGGCGTAGGCGGTCTTGATGTCCACCAGCGTCCTGATGCCGTCCACCTTTCCGTAGCGGTCGATGGTCCCGGCGTACCGCAGTTCTTCGTGCCAGTCGGGATGCTCGATCAGCTCCCACGCCACTTCATGCTCTGTCAGGAACTTCCGGTAGGCTTCCAGATACCCAAGGTAATCTTCATCAATGGCGGCACAGCCTTCCCTGTCCAGCGCCTCCGTCGCCTGATGCACAGCTGTTCCCCTGATCGCCCCCGCCTCCAGCTTCCGGGCGGGAGCGTCGCCGTATACCTCCCGGCTGAGAAACCGGCAAAGATCGCTTACAGCGGGTATCCGTTCCCCTTGGGCCATGTAGATATGGCCCTTGTCGTAGAAGGTAAGCTCACTCATATTCTTCCTCCCAGTCCGGTTCCCGCTCCGCTGTGTAAACGGCGCATCGGTTGCAAAGGTCTCTCCCCTCTACCCAAACCTCCGCCCCGCACCTTTGACATTTGCCTCTCGGCTTTGCCTGCTGCGGGTCGTAAAGGAAATCGTAGTCCGGGTTAATCCCGATCAAACCTCGCAAAGCTTCACAACCTTTCCGTTCTTGAAAAGCCGGTAGCCCGCCTTGTAAAGTTCCGTGATCCTCGCCTTGGTGTAGCCCAGATTCTTCACCGTCCCCCGGCACAGAACCTCTCTGCCTCGCCGCAGTTCGTAATTGTCATAGGCCATTCACTTGGTCCCCCGTCCCAGGGCGGCACACGCAATCGCCAGCACCGTCACGCCGATGGTGGTGTCAATCAGCCCCTGAAGGATCATCGCCACCAAACCTCCGCCCACCAGGATAAGTCCCGCCCAGCAGCTCATGCGCTTCCCGGCTTCCGCCCGCTCTTCTTCCGCGGCCTTCTTCCGTCTGGCCTCCGCTTCACGCCGGTATTCCTCTACGCTTTCCGGTTTCACATAACGGCCCCTGGTTTCTTCCCGGGCCTTGTTTTCTTCTCCGGTCATGCCGTCTCCTCCTTTAAGTAGTGGTCGGCCCAGGCTTCGTAATCCTTCGTCAGGATCAGGATGTTGCGAATGCCGCCCTCCGAAACGCTGATGATTTTGCCGAAGGGGAACACCCCCGCCTCGATGCCGTCCGCCAGGGTCTTCGCGGTCATCTTCACGCCATGCTTTCTCATATCCCGGCAGACATCTGCCAGAGTTAATCTGAACTTTGCCATATAACCTCCTTTTGGTGGGGCCGCCCCATCCGGCAGCCCTTTGACAAAAATTGAGAGTGAAAGAGGAAAATCGACGCGCGGGCTTCATGGGATGGCATCCGCCCCGGTCTGTTGGTGGCCCCGCCCGGTATCGAACCGGGTTCTTCCTTTCGGGACCTCGTCCCGGTTTGGTAGGCACCGGGTAGCCCTCTTTGCTTCGCCATTACTCTTCTGTTCGGAACCAAGCAATTCCAATGCTCTTCTGCGCAAACCACCGCCTGTGCTGCTCGCCTCACATGGTAGCTGTGCCGTCGCTCCGCATTGCCGCTCCCAGCCTTTCCAATGCAATTCCCTGCTGACCACAGCTTTGCCGACGCACTGCCACTCCTCGCCTTCCCATGCCCCGGCTTCGCCAATCGTGGCATTCTAAGCCCCAGCCGCGCAAGGCCGTCCGGTTCCGTGGCTCTGCTTTTTCTAGCTTCGCCTCAGCTCAGGATTTCGTAGGTGAAGCGGCCCTTGCCGGAGTTCCGCCACTGGCCGATACCTCTGCGCTTGCCGTAGTCCAGGCATTCGATAGCCAGGTCATACATGGCGTCGGTCATGCATTCGATCTCGATGTCGATGTAGGTGCCCTCCGGTGCGGTCTCAGAGTTTGCCAGGGCAACTCTCTCGCCCATGGGGGTCTGTGCCCGCAGAGGCCGCTCGCAGGCGCCCAGGGTCTTTCTTTCGGGCATATGCATCTCAATGGCTCTGGGGTAAACGAACAGCAGACCGTCGATCTCCTTCTTGTAGGCCTTTACCTTGCTGCACTTGCTTCCGGTCACCTTCCGCAGAACGCCGCAGCTGTCCTTGAAGAACCCCTTGATCTGGTAGTCCCACATAATGGGCTTGCCGTCCTTGTTCCGGGGGAATACGGTCATCGCCTTTTCGATGTATTCCTCCACGCCGATTGCGTCCACTTCCTCTTCCATCTTCATGGCGTCCTCCGCCTTGCTGGCGATGAACTCCGAGTGGATGTTGGGGTTGTTGCTGGCTGTTCCCAGCACTTCCTCGAAAAAGGTGATGCGTACTTTCAGGCTCTTAGGCTCCGTCATAATTGTTTTTCCTCCTAAAAAATAAATAATATTATGAGCGTTTCGCTCATGTGGTGTGGCTGATTAACCCCAACCACCCAGGGGGTAATCCCGGGTCATCGCGAACCAGCGCGGACGCTGGCGTAGCAATCCCCCCGCTAAAGGTAATGCCCCAGATATCGGTTGCATTTCGTGTCTTAGCTGTTCCCTCGCAGATCCAGGCCTCGCTTTGCCTTTGCTAATCATTGTATCGCTATTCCTTAGCTGCCCCTGGCTGCTCTGTCAATGCCGCCGCTTTCCTGGCTAACCAATGCCAACGCAATCCGTTGCTTTTCCTCCGCCGCCCGGCTCAGTGCTTCTCCGCCGCCTTTCAAGTCGTTCCTTGGCTGATCCCATGCGGCCCTGCTCCATGCCAGTGCTCTGCCCCGCTACGCCTTGGCTTTTCTTTGCAGATCAAATCCATAGCTCCGTCTCACTCCGCTTTTCATTTCCCTCGCCTATCGGATCATCCCCTTGCCGCAGCCGCTCACTTCGGTTCTTCCCGTTGCCGTAGCTTCTCAATCCTTAGCCATTGCTGAGCTAGACAATGCCATAGCCCGTCTGAGCCTAGCAGTGCCAATGCTCACCATTCTTGGCCGTTCCGCCGCAATGCTATCCTTTTCCGTTGCGCCATCCCCTTCCGGTCATCGCGAACCAGTCCACAGACTGGTGTGGCGATCCCCCACGGCTTTCTGCCGCCCCGCCAAAAACTGCGGAGCAAAATTGGTTGCCTTTTGGAAGATATATGGTATGATGGGTGTGGAGGTGGAAACTAATGAACAAAACCAGAAACCCAATTATGCGTCCGATTGCCTGGGTAGCGACCTGGGTACTGTTCTTGCTGATAGAGCAGTTGGCTCGCCTCGTTTGTGGCCTCGGCGGCTGGTTGGTAGATCTCGTAAGCGGTTGGTCAACCATTGCCGTCATCATCGCTGCAATCATTTTTGGCGGAACATATGTATCGCTGTATTTCTATTCCGCTATTTTCGCTGCGACTGTGATGGTTATGGCGTCCGATTATTTGTACCCATCTAAGAAGGGTGCTAGATACTGGGTGTTCGGTATCTATGAGATCGTCGGAAATGTTGCGCTCATTCTGCTGTGTGCGATCGGCCCTAAGTTTGGGATCGTCATAACGGGTGGACCGATGTTTTGGCTCTACGCGCGATATGTGTGGCTCATTATTTTTGCGGCCAGCTCGATCTTGTGCGGAAAGTCTGGAGTAAACGATCGGAAATGATCTCCCCCCCAGCCCGGCCTCAACCGGGCTGGGTTTTCATCAAGCGCACAATGGAGAATAGACGGCCCGCTCCTGGCATACCAACAGGAACCAAGCGGACCATATGGAGAGGCGAAAAACCTGTGGGAGACCGTCCGCACCAGACTGCGGGCGGTTTTTCCTTGTGCGCTGATTGATTAGTCGTTAAAATTGGTGTAGAATGATACCGGCGATACGGTGTGTACGGGAGGAACAAATGTTGAAACAAATGAAAGTCGAGATGTACTGCCCGATCACCGGGAAGAATACCTATGTTTTTTGGCCTGTTATCATTCACGAAGGGAAAGAATACATCGACAGGAACAGATTTGACGGATGCGACGGGCAATTTCATCGCTGCCCGGAGTGCCAAAAATGTCAGGAAGGATCTTACAAGAAACTCATGTCTAAATAAGCGGTATCACACCGTATCGCCGTTTTCTTCTTCAAAGAGCGTTTCCACCGCCCGCAGCGCATACCGCAGTGCGGAGATATAGCGTTCGTCTCTGTTGCTCGGGTTGATTCCCGCCATGCGCTCATGGTAGCTGATTAAACAGCCGAGGATATAGGACGCGTTTTCGGCTTCGGTCATGCTCACTTTACTGACAGCTTGGTCGCTTGTGCGCTTGCCGCATCTGGGGCAACAGGCCCAGGTACGGATGATCTCCCTGCCGCAGTGCGGGCATCGCCTGGACCCTTCCGGAAGATCGGCCAGATGCTCTGGCAATATCTCCAGTACTTTGTCGGGCATTCAATCACTCCTTTCTAGCAGAAGTAACTTGACAAGTTACTTTGACTTCAAAAAAATATCTGCCGGGTCTTCCAGATGCAGCAACTCAACCATCGCAATCGCCTCATCAGTGCCGAACACGCCTTTTTTCATTTTGTTGTAAAAGGTTTTCTCGGTCATTCCAATTGCTTTTGCAACTTCTCGCTGAGACAGGCCGCATTCCGCAATTGCGCCTTTAAGTTTTGCTGTGTTCATTTGTTCACCTCCTCGGTAACTTATCAGGTTACTTAGAATATAGCACACCTTTCGTAACTTGTCAAGTTATTTTTTTCTTGACTTAGGAAAAATTTGTGATACAATTAAGTTACTGAAATACAAGGAGGATTTCTTATGAAACTCGGAGATAAAATTAGAATCGCCAGGGAAAATGCTGGTCTTACGCAAGAAGAACTTGGTAAGAGATGCGGAACGACAAAGCAAACAATATATAAATATGAGATCGGGAAAGTGACCAACATTCCTTTAGACCGTCTTGAGCTGATCGCAGAAGCGGTTGGCGTAACATCTTCAAGTCTTTTAGGGTGGGAAAGCATTGATAAGAATGAGCCCACCGTTTCCGATGGGCTCTCTGATGTTAAGCGCGATTTGATTCGTTTCGCAGAGGGGTTAACAAATGAGCAGGCAGCCCTTGCGCTTCGAGTTCTGAGATCAATCGTGGAAGGCGAGTGATGATTTTTTCTATATCATCGCTCGTCAGTTTGGTGATATAGTTCACCAGTTCTTCTTTCATGGCCCCTCCTTCCGGGCATCTGCCCACGAAGGGGCATTGTCACATCCTTACTGTTCTTTATTCTGCAGCTGTTTTATGTACTGGATGAAGCGCTGCACTTCTTCATCCTCCGGGTCGGCGCTGCACATCACCACCCTGCTATTTGTTTCTTCGGTTTCCACAGCGGATCATCTCCTTTCTATTCTATCCCGCTTTCGTTTGCCTTCGTGTTCCTGTAAAGGAGCCGAAGCACATCCGGCGGCATCTCCTCAAGGGCCTCGGCGATTCTCACCTTTAATTGGCTGTCGCTGATCCCTCCTATCTCCCTTCGCTTTTTGCCGCTTGCTTTTTTCACCTCCGTTTCAAAATCGTTCTTGCATTTGACCTTTCGGCATGATATCCTTATCATGAGGATTTCTTTTGCCTTGGTCATGTAATTCCGAGACCACCATGTAGACTGCCCGGAGCGGTCCTTCTTCCAGCTCCTCCAGCATCATGGCGATCCTGGTCACATACGGACTGAACACCATGCATCATGATCTCCTTTTAAGAATTTGACCCGGCAGGCGATCGTCGCCAAACTTTCCGCCCACCGGGTCTTGCTGGGGCTGGCTTAAATGTATCGGAGAATCACATGATTTACAATACGCAAACTTGCTTTTTCCCGAACCACATTTGATTTCTGCCGCCTCATATTTGATTTTACGAAAGAAGGGGCAGACTATGACCACATCAGACATCGTGGATGGCATCATCCGGAGAAAAAAAGAGATCGGCATGACCAGTCAGCAGCTCTCTGACGCATCCGGAGTTCCCAAAAGCACCATCGACCGCATTCTCCGGGGAGACACCCCCAATCCCTCGCTACAGACGGTCCTGGACCTTTCTGCGGCTGTGGGATATTCTCTCAGCAACCACCCGGAGCAGCCGGAAGCCGCCCCCTCCGCCAATGTGAAAGACCCGATGGTTTCCCATTTGATCGCCGTCTACGAAAACCGGGGCCGTGCCTATGAGGAGCGCATCAAGCGGATCACCGCCCATTTCAATATGCTGCTTGCAGAGAAGAACCGCTGGTTGAAATTTTCTCTTACGCTTAACCTGATATTTGTGCTCTTTTTCGCCATCGTGATCCTGGTGGATGTTACCAATAGCGACATCGGCTGGATCCGGGAGATGTTCAGCCACAGCGGAGCAGCCCGGCATTTCGGTGACCGCCTTATGTCCTGGGTAAGCGGCCTGTTTATTTAGAACGTTTGTTCGCTAAAAGAATAACACCACATCCGTCCAATAAATCGGGTATGAAAGGAGGTACACCATGGAATGTGTAAAATGTCACGCCCCGCTTCCCGATGACGCGCTATTTTGTCATCTGTGCGGAAAGAAGCAGACCGCTACCACCCGCCGCCATAAGAAGCGGCCCAACGGCACCGGCTCTGTTGTAAAGCTTCAGGGCACCCGCGCCAAGCCCTGGGCGGCGAAGAAAGGCGGCATCTATATCGGCACCTACGCCACCAAGACAGAAGCGGAGAAGGCCATCGACCGCCTGACGGACAATGACATCGGCGACAGCTTCAATATCTCCTTTTCCGCCGCCTACGATTTGTGGCTCCCGGAACACCAGCGGCAGATAACGGAAGGTGCGGTGACCTCCTATAAGACTGCCTATAAGCATTGCTCTGCCCTTTATGATAAGAAGCTGCGTTCCCTGCGCCATTCGGATTTCCAGGGAGTCATCCTCGCCATGGAGAGTAAGGGCTACAGCAAGTCCTCCTGTGAGAAGGTCCTCCAGCTCTTCGGGCAGCTTTCCGCGTGGGGTGTCCGGGAGGGCATCATGCAGACAGACCACTCCCGCTTCGTCACCATCGCCGCCCGGCAGAAAGACGAGGGCAAGGTCTTCGCACCGCAGGACATCAAGGCCATAAAAGAAAGCACCGCCCTCGGTGCCGATATCGTCCTGATCCTGCTTGCCACCGGCTGCCGCCCCATGGAGCTGTTCACCGCCAACCGTGACAACTGCGCCCAGAATTATTTCATCGGCGGCAGCAAGACCGACGCGGGCAAAAACCGTGTCATCGCCGTAGCGCCCCTCGGCCTCCCCGCCTACCATCGGCTTCTGGAAGCCTCCAAAGGAAAGCGCAATTTGATCGATGGATTCAAAGGTAACAAGACCTATGCGAATTTCCGCAAGAGAGAATTTAAGGAGCTGATGGAAGACCTGGGCCTGGAAGGATACACCCCCTACGATTGTCGGCACACCTTCATCACCAACGCAACCCGTTCCGGCATCGACCCGCAGATCCTCCGCCGCATGGTTGGACACGCAGATTTGTCCACAACCGACAAATATTACACCCATTTGGAGACCGCCGACATCCTGTCCTCCGTTGCATCCGTAAATCTGGAATCTCTCACGGTTGGAAACAAATTGGAAACAAACAAAACCAAGCGCAAAAAGACCGGCTAAAAAAGTTCTGGAAACAAAAGAAAATCCCCTGAAATCATACGATTTCAGGGGATTTTTGGTGGAGACTGGGGGACTCGAACCCTCGACCTCATGCGTGTGAAGCAGATTCCAAAAAAATTCCGAACTTTTTAACACCATTTTAGTGCTTTTTATTCCGTTTCCGTTAGTGTTACAAACTTTTGTACTGCATCATCCTGACTCGTTTTTTCTCGGTTGGAAACAAATTGGTAACACAAAGACCGTTTCCAATTTGTTACCAATAGAATTTAATGCCTCGCAATATCCCGCCAATACCGCCCGACCTTCATATCCTCCGCGTCGATGTCATCGATAAAGTCGTGCGCCATCTCGACCCAAAAATCGACGGTGTCCATGCCGTGCTTCGCAACGGTCTTGCCGTAATCAGACCACAGCATATTCATCACAGCATAAAACACGCAGGGCTTATAACCGTACCCATATTGCCGCATGACTGCGGTGGTCTGGTCCATGGTCCAGCGTCCGGGCGGGTTCATGTGGCTGACCCATTCCTTTGCGTCCGCCTCGGTAAACTCCCGGTCAACATGGCCCATGATCTCCATGGCCTCTCCAAGAAGCACCAGCTTCTTCAGGTCATCTTTGCACATCCAGCCCTTTTCCAGCAGTTCCTGCATTTCGTGTTCAATGTTGGGAATCGTAATCCTGCCCATATTATGCCTCCTTTATATATTGATATAGTTTGTCAATCTCTGCCTTCCCGATCTTCAGCGTGCCGACCATCGGCAGCTTCACCGGAATCTTCTCCGCTCCGATACGGGGAGCGAACGCCTGATACAGAGCATCGATATTTACCTCGCCGTTATTATAAACACCCAGCATCGCAACCATCGGATGGTTTGCGTACTGCTGAATGATTCCTTCCATGTTAGCAATCATCAAGGCCGCAGCTCCGCCAACAAGGATCTTCTCCGCCCCGGAAAACGCCGGGACCATCTCATTGTCAACGAACCGCACAGCACCCTTCTGGATCTGCTGAATTGTTGCCATAATTACCTCCTGTTAATAAGAATAGAGGGCGGTTTCCCGCCCTCCTCTCTGGCTGTTAGCCTGCTGCGGGGGTCTCGGTGGTGGGTGCTACGTAGCTGTTGTAGCGGGGCATCACTTCGGGACAGATGCTGGCAATGGGAATGACGGTCTTGGTCAGGCCGTTCAGGGTGGCGATGGCCTGCTGCTGGCAGCTCAGGTTTGCGCTGATCTGAGCGTTAACCACGGCCTGCTGTGCCAGCTGGCCCTCGATGCCTCTCATTCTGCCATCAACATACTGGTACAGCTCCAGAATCTTCCGGTCGGTAGCCAGGTCGGCCTTCAGGCTGCCGATTTCAGCATCCTTGCAGGACAGTTCCCGTTCCCAGGCGAACATTGCGCCGCCACAGTTGTTGCCCCATCCGCCAAAGATGCCGCCCAGGCCGTTGTTGCCAAGCACACCCAGTGCAGTACCTGCGATACCAAGGCCCAGTCCGGCACCGGCTACGCCCTTGGACGCATAGTCCTTTTCAACTTCCATCATTTATATGTCCTCCTTTTAAGTAGTATCAGGTTCCCCTGACCTACCTTCAAGGTAACAAAGAATCGTCCCGGCAACACGCAGTCTTCACGCAGCATTTACGCAAAAATCCCCTCCCGATTGGGAGGGGATTCTTTATTTACGGGCGGGGAGAAGCGGTGAGTAAATCTGCACAGCGTCATATTTCTTCCGGATGGAACGAATCACGTCATTGACGGTCCGTTCAGCCATTCCGCAATTCATTGCAATCTTCACGATGCTCCAGCCCTTTGCCCATGCGGTAAGCACCTGGTCTTCGGCCTCCGTGAGGCAGGCAAGCCTACGGAAGTCCGCAAGCATAATCCTGTCCCATTGGATGTCCTTCATAGGCGTGTCCTCAGTTGGGCTTATCGTAGGTCAGCGCCCGGGTGCTGTCAGCAAGGCCCTTGGTAGTGGGGTCATTGATGGCATTCCAGACGGACACGATGACGGATGCCAGGATCACGGGATTCTTGATGGCATCCAGGAAGATGCCGCCCAGAGCGGACCAGGAAGTCATGTCCTCCCAGCTCAGGCCCAGGTAGGCCAGGATGGGCAGCACGATAGCCACAGCGATCTGCACCCAGAATACGGGGTTCTTGATTCTTACTTTCCAGTTAATCATACTTTTGTCATCCTTAATTGATAGGATTGATAGGTTGCTGATGATACTTTTCCAAAGCGGACACACGCCGCTGAAGGTCCTTGATATCATTCTCCGCAACAGGCATACGCCGTGCGAAGTTGTTGTGCTCCCGCACCTCTCTGGTCAGCTCATCCAGTTTGGTATCGGTCACGGCCTGATTCACCTTCATTGCCGTCTCGGTCTTCTTGGTGGTCAGCATACCGCTGACGATAACACCCACCAGAGACAAGCCGCCGGTAATCAGGGCGGCGAGGATTCCTTCACCCATTGGTATCACCTCCCGCCTCTGTGACGAAGGCGTCAGCATAGCCCGCCTCCCGCAGCTCATCTCTGAGCCTTTCCGCAAAGTCCTTGGTTACGAAAGCACCAACCTGTACCCGGTAGATGGGCTTCTCTTCCGCAGGTGCTTCGATTCCCAGCCGCCGGTTCACTTCTTCCGCGATCCAGGGCATCTTGCTTTCCAGATAAGGGCCGGGGCAGGCGGTGGAGGCAAACCACTTATGCAGCGTCATATTGCCGCTCAGGTCGCCGGTGTAGTTGAGCTGTTCGATCCCGTTTCGGCGGCAGATATCCTCGCAGAGGTCCAGCAGCTTATTCAGCGCAGCGTCCGATACAGGCCAGTCGCCGCCTCTTTCGCTGTTGCTGACCTCGATGGTAATGGCACGGTTGTCGTTCGCCGCGTTGCTGCTCGTCCAGGCTCTTCTGGATTCGTCCACGCTAAGTACCACATCCCCGTCATTCCCGATGCAGTAGTTGGCGCTTGCCTTCCGGGATGTAGGCAGGAAGGAGGCGGCGCAGGCTTCTGCGGAAGAAACCGTTGCCATGTGATGGATGGTGATGGTATCAATCTTCGCCGTTCTGGGGCTGCTGTTGGGGGACAGCATCACGATGTCGGCCAGTTTACTGTTGCTCATACCATCACTCCAATCTCAGCGCAGTCATGGTCACCATGATCTGCACATTTCTGCTGTCAAATCCAAAGCCGATGTAGTAGCTGCCATCCAGGTCAGATACGTCGATGGTGACAGGGGCAGAACCGTTTGCCAAATCGGCATACTTAACCCGGTTATTTGCTTGTACAGTACCCATTTCGGACCAGATACATAATTTTCCGGTGCCGGTACCGATTCCTTCCACCGTGCCTTCAAAAGTAAGAACATCAAAACGGGAAAGGTCTACCTTGTTGTTGGTACGAACGATACCGCCTCTGTAGTTTGTGGAAGAGCTGGCCTTCGATGGCATAATGACCATAGAAGATTCCCCATAGGTCACAGAAGGCGCAAGCTTTTCGGAGCTGCTTGACGCGGCCGACATAGCTTCCGCAGAATAACCTCCGGTCACATCGTCGCAGGTGTCGCCGCTGGTATAAAGGTACAGCGCCTCGGTGCTGAAGCTCTTCCATGCGCCGTTCTGGTAAATCTCAGCAGCCTTGTTGGCCCATGCCCCATCCACATACTGCTTTGCGGCAATGGGGTAGATCATGATGCCGTTCTTCTTCAGGGCGTTAAACGCCGCTGCGGAAGCGGAACCCATGGTAATCCACGCCAGACCGCTTGCTGCTTCCGGCTGTACAGGCGACAGCACCCAGGAGGAAATCTCCGTGGCGGTGTTTACCCAGATGGTGTTTTCTGCGGGGGCAGAGGGACGGCTTGTCCCTCCCACCACCTTAAAATTCAGGGAAGCGGCAGCGCTCCCGCCGCCCCCATGCTTAAATCCTTTTGCCATGGAATGCCTCCTTTTACTGCGTAATTTCCGTCGCTGCCAGGCTGCCACCGTCGCTGACGGTGACCTTAAACCGCTTCCCGCCGGGAGATGTCAGGATCAGCGCCGTGCCCTCCACGCTGCCCGCGAACCAGGCATTGCCCTCCCAGTCCAGGGTATGGGCGTTGGATCGGGTATTTTCGTCGCCGAGGGGCGCACCGTTGCCAACGATGTGGGCATACTTTTCATCCACATCCGCAACATTCATTCTTCCCTGGACGTGCTGATATTTTGATGCTGCTATTGTTCTATGTCCTTCCGCATGAGAATAATCGCCGGCAGCAGTGGTTTCACGTCCCTCCGCATGAGCGCTGTATCCGGAGGCTTTCACTTCTTGACCTGCTGCGTGCGCACTGTGACCCTCCGCTATAGCGCTCATTCCCGCTGCAAAGGAAAAGGCTCCGGACGCAACCGAAAAGCTGCCAGTGGCAACAGAACATCCCCCCGTTGACGTTGTTCTGCTGCCAAATGCAGCTGAGAAGTCGCTGTTCGCCTTAACCTGGTCGCCAAAAGCCAGGGAATTGTAACCGGATGCTTCCGAATTGTTTCCTACCGCCATGGAGTCGCTACCCAGTTTATAGGTGTCCGATTCCTCCTTCGCACTTATTCCAATCAAAGAACCAATGTTCTCACCGTTGGCGATGTTCAGGTTTCCATTCCCCGGAAGATATCGTTTATCAATGGGAATATAGGACTTTTCTGTTACGATCTTCAGCGTAACCGCAGCAGACTCATCCTGCACGTAGACGGCAGTGACACCCTCCCGAATAATAATCACGAACGGTTCTTCGGTTTCTTCCAGTCCGAAGATCGCGGCATTTCCCCAACAAACATCCGCCCCCAAATTGTTGTCAGGCAGCGCTACAGGAGCAACGCTATACTCCACGCCGTTCCAGGTTACCCTGTAGGTTACGTTCCTGTTAAAGGGAGGAAGCGTAATCCAGCCATCCTCAGTGGTATACTGTCTTTCCTCCACCACTGTGACGCCTGCCTCCACAATATAGGGGTAGCCCTCCGGCAGCCACTTTCTGTCGATCGGGATATTGCCGCCGCCACGGATAGAAACAACTGCACTTTCGGAGCCATCCAGTGGCATAATAACGCCATAGACGCCACCAATTTCGGCTGCCATATCCGGGGGAAGTTCCATGACAACAAACGGATGTGTTCCCGTAGGTTCACCGCTCATCGCGCCAAGATCACCCATGATAACAATAGGGACACCTTCCATTTCTGCACTTTCAGCAACACACGAATATACTGTCCCGTTCCAGCTTACTTCATAGGTTCCGCCAGCAACCAGACCGATGGGATGGGGAAGCGGCGCCTGATAGTCAAATTCCTCCGTCGTGAATGCAAGAGACTGTTCCGGGAAGATTTCCGTAAAACCTGTGTACGGATATCCCTCCGGCAGCAGGGAGCGCTTGATGATGCCCTTTTCCAGCATCGTAGCTTCAACAGCATCCTCCACCTGCTCAGGAGTAACAGACCCACCGCCCGTCTCCAGCTGCTCGTTCACCCACTTGGTGCCGCTTTCGTAAATCTCGTTGGCGTCCGCTCTGCGCTCGTCCTCATAGGAGATGCCCCGAAAATTGGAAGTGTTTCTCCGCTCGGGGTCTGCGAAGATTTCGTTCAGCCGGCTCTCGTTCGGAGAAACGGCGTTAATTTTTCTTGCCATCAGCATCCTCCTTCGCTGATAAGTTATCGCTCCTTCGGGCTCATTCGTCACGGGTTGGGGTTATTTCGGGTAGACAACGCTCGAATCGCCCCGTGTTGCAGTAATGCTAAAGAAAGCAACGTTAGTAAAATTTTCATCAATGCTCACATGATATACCCCGATATCAGGTGTGCTGTTCAGGTTGAACGCCACAAGGTTTACAGTCGGTAAAGCCGAATCACATCCAATCATGGTAAACACCTTGCCGTCATGGAGCGTGAATGTACCCACAATAGGAGTTTTTGCTTCTTCCGCAGCCTTGATCTGCTCATAGGTCTTATCGGAAACATAGTCGAGGGCATCGCTGTCATACCAGACATTCACATTGAATCCGGCACCAGTTTCCGGAAGAAACTTGGGGTCAATGGTGTGGATGACGGACTTCTCGATTTTGACGGTGTGGAATTCGGGGTCACTAGCAGTCTGTGCAATAATAAAGCTAACCAGAGAACCTTCTTCACTCTTTGCAGTCATTGTAGCGAAAGGAATTCCGTTATCCTCTCCACCAAGGAATGCTCTATTGCCAAAAAACAATCCATTTGGCACACCATCAACGGGGAATACTTCCGCCCCATACTCCACACCATCCAAGGTAACTTTCAAGAAGTCACCAGCAGAAATAGACAGTTCCGTGTGGATTTCACCAATGCCAGGACCTCCTACGTATTCCTGAACCCAAAACTCCACCCTCTGGTCGAACAGCACCTCGGTGCTCTCATAGGGCATCACCTTCAGCCGCTCGTTCAGATAGGCGGTGGCGTCCTCCCGCACTTTATTGCCGCCGGGCACAGCGTTCCGCTTGACGTTGGCAAAGCCGAAGTTGCTGTTGTTCCTGCGGTCAGGGCCGGGGTGGTCTCCCTGATAGTAGCGGTCATTGGCGTCCACGGGATAGACTTCTTCATATTCTCTCATGTTCTTCCTCCTTATCTGTTGATCTCCAGCTGAATGGTCAGGTCAACGGTGGGCTTGTCTTCCAGGCAGGTCAGGGTGATAACGCTGGTCGCAGTGTCCAGATCATCGATCAGTGCGAATGCCTCTTTCTGTGCCAGCTTGTTGGCATGGGTGCCCGAAAGCACCACGCCGTAATGGGGCGTATCCGTAGCCAGCACGCCGCCGACAGTGATGCCCTGAGTATAGCCCCCGGCAGCGCTTGCCGTCCAGCCGGAAGCGGGGACGCTCACGGTCTTCTCAATCCGCTTGCCGTCCACATAAGCCTTGGTGGCGGCGTCGGTGCCCGCTGTGGGAGCGCCCAGTCCTGTCGCCTTATTGCCGCCCATGGCAATGGGGCCGCTCATGGTGCCGCCGGTCTTCGGCAGCACATAGCTCTTGGGCACGGCGTCCGTATCATCGGAAGGTGTGCCAAGCCCCGTCAACCGGTTGCCGTTCATATTGATATTGCCCTGCATCGTGCCGCCAGTGACGGGGAGGGATGTGCCCTCCTCCGGTGTGGCGTCCTCGATAGCGGGGACAATAATATCGTTCAGGTACTGCTGAATGGCCAGCGCCGCCTCGTCAAACTTCGCCTTGAACTCCTCCGTGCTCAGTCCGTCCTGACTGCCGGGGTAGTCGCTCAGTTTGGAGATAACCGCCAGGTCCTGTACCAGCTTTTCAATGTTTGCCAATTATGCTCCCTCCTTGTTCAGCGCCCGCTGAAGCGCACCGTTGCCGGGTCCGCCCTGCACAGGGATTTCAGCCGCCACAGGTGCGTCCATACTCTCCTTGCTCACGCCGGTGCCCATGGGCTGCGGGGCTGCTTCCAATGCCTGAATCTCGTTGATCAGCTCCTGCTTCTTGCTGATGTAGCCGTTGGGGATTCGCTCCAGATACTGCTTCAGCGTAATCTTGTTGTTCATCAGCAGGTTATCCAACGTCTGCATATTGGCAATCTCGCTCCAGTAGGAACTTGCGCCCACATCCTGGCGGATCGCCACCTGAAGATTCCGTAGCTCGCTGAAGTCGAAGTCCGCCATAAAGGGAGCCGCGGGCACCGCCATGCCCAGAGGCTGCTCGCCCGGCTTGTCCAGCATCATGGTGGTTTCCGCTTTTCTTACACCGTACTTCGCCGCCATGATGTCCAGCCAAATCTGGCCCATCTCCTCCACACAGGCAAACAGCGCCTGCTTGGTCATTTCCATGGGCGTGTTCGCCGCTCTCTGAAGCGCGATGATGGCGGAGGTATTGTCGGGTCGGCTGTCACCCATGGCAACGTCGGAAGCGCCCAGGAAGCTTCTTGTCTTCTGGATGCACAGCTCCATAAACTGTGCAATCTGCGGATTCACAGGTGCGCCGTCCAGGGTCTTGGCGACGCCGTCCACATTGCCCGCCACGCCGATAGCACTGCCTACGCTGCCGTCCCACCGCTTGATCTTGGTGGCGTCGTAAATGGTCTTGGGGAACGCCATGGTCATCAGACTAATGCCGGTCATGGCGAAAATCTTATTGATAAACTTCTGGTTGGGAATCAGGCCCGTGATCATCGCCTGACCGTGGTAGCAGTCGTGGATGTAGTCCCAGTTAATCCACACCAGAGGGTACATGGTGTATTCCGTATCGTAAGCCTTCCGCAGAATGCCCTTCTCCGTAACCTCCATGCACCAGATATGCCGGTCTTCCCGGTTGCGGAAGTAGTAGGTCAGCACCGTCACCTTGTCATCGGTGTAGCTGTCGTACTTGTTCTGCCACTTTTCGCTGTCGGCTGTGATGCTCATGGGGTCCTTGATTTCGGTCTCCCCCGATTCCTTCAGTTCCTCAGCCCGCCAGCGCACATCCTCCACCAGCTCCCGGCGGGGAATGATGATAAAGGGCTGCCGCTGAACCTCCCGGCAGTTGGGGTTGCCGAAGATGACCCGTGTGTTCTCGATGACCTCCGCAACAATTTCACCCTTCACCAGCTGCCCGTTCTCGATGGTCGGGTCAAAGTAGAAGTGCATGGCGCCATCTCCGTCTACGGCTGCGTTGCGAAGCATCTCACGGTTCTTGGTCACAATTCTGTTGCGCTCGATGATGGCGTTGAACTGGTGGTTCACAACCTCCATCACCTTTTCCAGCTGCTTCGTGGTCCAGGGTGTGGTGCTGGGCAGGGCGCTTGCCTGCATCGCCAGATTGTCGCTGGTGATCGTCGCCACCTGAAACAGCACCACCTGCTTCAGAAAGTTGAATGTGGGAGTCGGCAGACCGTTGGCCTCCACACCTTCCCACTGCTTGCCGATGAAGAAGTCCTCGTTGACCTTCACCGTATCGTAAAGCCCGATCTGCTGATTGAAGCTGTAGCCCGCTTCATAGCGCTTCATTACTTCATCCAGTTTCGGGATTTTCATTTCCCGCTTCTTCGCCATTAAAGCACATCACCGCCCATCCGTTCTTTCTGTTTTTCTTTCTGCCAGGCTTCGTGGGGGTCAAAGCCCAGAATAGAGGAAATGCCTCTGTTAAAATCATTCACAGCGTCAGCCGCCTTTCTGGCTTCCTCATAGTCGGGAACGGTCCCCTCCTCCAGCTTTTTAACCTTCTCCGCCAGCGGTTTCAGGGTCACGTCCACATACTGCATCAGTGCGGCATTCCGCTTCTGACTGCGCTTTTTTTCAGAAATGGCGTATGCCACCACAGCCAAAAGCGCAAGGCCGCTCATGATCATGCTGATAATTTCCATCGGCTATAGCTCCTTTTTTAAGTAAGGGGCGGCGAACCGCCCCTGTTGTGTTGCGAATGGTTTCCCGAAATTATTCGGAGGCTGCTTCCTCAACTCTCAGCTCAGTGACGTCGGAGTTGTACTCGCCATCAGCAAGAGCCTTGTAGCAGGCCTTGACGATGTCGCCAACCTTCAGGTCGGCAACGGAGGTGCCCTGCTTGGCAGTGGTGGAGTAGCGGGGGTCGGAACCGTCGGTGGTGTACCATGCCTCAGCTCGGACAGAACCCTTAACCTTCTCGGTGATGGTAATGCCAGCATCGGCGTTGCCGGCCAGATTTGCCATGGGAGCCACAGTACCGGGCAGGCAGGCGACCAGAACACCGGCAGCCTTCTTGCCCAGAACGAAAGCGTCGAAGATCATGCGGAACTCGATCAGGTCGCCGGACAGGCCGGGAGGATCCACATGGCCCTTGAAGTCCTTGATCTTCATGGGGGAGATGACGCTCTGCTTGTGGATGATGATGAAGGCGGCGTTGGCGGGCCAGCGGTCGTTGCTGACGGGCTTGACGTTCATGCCGGAAATCTGGCCCACAGTGCCGGAGGGCAGAGTCTTGCCGCCCAGGCTGTCCAGGTTGATCCACTGCTTGGCCAGCATCAGGGCGTCCAGATACTCATAGGGAATCAGCAGAGTGACCTCGCCCTTGACGCCCTTGTTGCGCTGTGCGTTGCGGGCCTTGATGACGTACTCAACGATGTTGTCGCTGGTGGGCTCGGCGGGCAGCTCATAGTGCATACCGGCGTCCATGGCCCACTTCTTCAGGCGGTAGGTGTCAACGTAGGGGATGATGTGCTCATCACGCTCGGCAGCCATGATGGCGCCAACCTTGTGCTTGTCCATGACCTCCTTGTTGTTGCCCTTGTCAACGGACAGGCTCAGGGACTTGTCCTGGGTCATGGTGAAGGTCTGCTCCTCGTTGCCCACTTCCTTGGTGGTGCCGTAGCGGCTGTACTGCCAGCCGTTGTCGGAGACAAAGCCGGTGCGGTCATAGTTCTGCAGGGGCTCGGTGATCAGGCTCTTGACATGGACGGTCTTGACGCCGGAGAACTCCATATCCAAAGAATGATCGAACAGGGAATCAGTTTCAGAAGCCTTCTCGAAGCCCTGAACCAGCGCGGCCTTATACCGCTCGTCGAAATGAATAACAGACATTTTTTTGTATCCTCCTTGTAAAATAAAAAATGAGCCGAAGGAAAATTCTTCGGCTCAAGGCTCATGTATTTACTTGCTGAATGCGCTGAGGAAATCGTCAAACTCGCTCTTGTTCGCCTGACCGCCGGAGTCCCGCTGACTCCCGGGAGATGTGGCCCGGTTCTTCTTGTTCTGTTTGTCCGCTTCCATCTGCTTCTGGAGTTTGGCAATCTCATCCTTGAGTGCCTGGACCTCCGCGTCCTTTTTAGCCGCCTGCACCTTCTGATAGGCTTCGCTCAGGGAAACGCCCTTCTGGACGTCCTCACCCACAGCCTTCATCAGCTCAGGCGTAATCTCAACATCCGGGTACTTCTCCCGGAACTCTGCCACTTCCCGCTTGGCACGGTCCTGTGCGCTCTCCTGGGCGGGCTTCTGCTGCTTGGCAAGTGCTTCCAGCTTTCGGTTGGCCTCCGCCGCCTCGATTCTGGCAAGCGCCTCCTTTTCGGTCTCGCCCTTGCTCATCCGCCAGTTCACCTGCACACGCTTCAGCAGTTCCTCCGGTGTGGTGCTGATATCCTGCGCCACCCGGCGTACCAGCTCCGCGATGGGCTTGTTGGCATCGAGTTCCGCCTGGAGCGTCTGAACTGTCTGCCTGGCCTCGGTCAGCTGTTCCTTCGCTCTGTCGAACGCCGCGCCCTTCTGGGCGAGGGTCTTCAGCTCCTCAATGCCCACCTCTCTGGTCTCTTTGTCCACCTTGATTGCGAACTTCTGTTCGGTAACGGGGTTCACGGCCTCGGACGTCTCCTCTGCGACGCTTTCCTCGTTTTCCTGACCGTCTGCCGCATCTTTGGTTTCTTCCGCTGTGGGAGCTTCCTGAGCCTCCTGCGCAGTGCCTTCGGTGTCAGTGGTGGTTTCTTCGGTCTGCTCCGCCGCGGCGTCTCCGGTCTGGTAGTCACCTTCTACGCCAAAAGCCTCAGCAAACTCGCTGAACCCGGTGTTGTTTTCTTCCATTGTGTTCTCCTTTCAGTTTCGGCTATGGTAGGCCGTATATTCACAGCTATGGTTGGCTGTAAACTACTAAGCGAAAATGTACCCCTTGGTCACGGCGCCGCCGCACATGGCAGTCTGGTAGTCCATCAGACCGTCATCCTCGTCATATTCGTCCACTTCCTCCCGCTCTCTGTCGGCGGGCATGACGTAGGTCTGGGCGAAGTAACGCAGGGCGTCAGGTCCGTGGGTGATTTCGTGGGGCTGCTTGGCAACGTCGTTGGGATTCTTCTTGTCATGCTGCAGGCTCTTGATGCAGTCAATCAGGCTACCGCAGGTGTCGAAAATCTGGATTCCCGGTTTGCCGTCGTTGCGGATTTTAAGAAGCTCCTTCAGCGCGTACCAGCCCTGCTGACGGTTGTTGTCCGCCTTCAAAAGGCCCACGCCGCTTTCCGCGAATGTGGCTGCCATGGTCTTGCCGTTTTCCCGGCTTCGCGCCCACATATCGGGAGGAGCGATGGTAAAGTCGATCATCTCGTCGGGGCGGGTCAGCTCCAGCTGCACCCTTGCCGCGTCCGATACGATCATGTTGCTCTGCTCAAACTGGCGGTAGACGTAACATCTGTCTTCCTCGTCAACAGCCACCCAGATGCAGAAGAAGCAGTCAAGGCCGTAGTCCATCGCCCGGTAGCGCTTCCAGTGAGGCTTCAGCGGGAAGGGCTTGCAGGTGTGGATGCCGTCCATAAATTCTTCAAAGTAAACGCCGCTCAGGGCGTCCCAGTTGCCGTTCAGGTGAGCGTCCCGGATGTCATCGGGCAGCAGCTCCAGCTGCCGGATGTAATCGGGGTTGCTCTTCATCAGGTCCTTGTTGTCACGGACAGTCGCCCGGATGAAAACATAGTCCTTCGGGTCTTCGCTGCCCTGGAACTTCCGGTCAACGAAAAGCCGCTTCACCCACCGATGCCCCACGCCGCCGGGGTTGCAGGTCAGGTACATCCGCTTCGGGAAATTGTTGGTGCCTCGGATGATCGCCGCCAGTCCCCGGAACTCCGTTTCCAGAAACTGAGTGGCCTCTTCCAGGAAAACCACGTCATGCTCCTGGCCCTGATAGCGGCCAAGCACCGCCGCGCCGTAGCCCGGCATATTGCCGAACTTGATAACGCTGCCGTTTACAAAGCTGATGCGGTGTTCCGTCTTGTTGTAGGTGTGGATCTCGGCGGGCAGAATGGAGAGGATCGGGTCAATGATGCTGTTCTCCATGTCGCTGTATTCCCGTCGGATGACCAGAATCTTGATGCCCGGATATTCCATTGCCAGCAGCACGGACTTGCGCTGTGTTGACCAGCTCTTGCCGCCGCCTCTTGCGCCGCCGTAGCAGATGTACTTCGCCGTCGATGTGAAATATTCCCACTGGGGGTCAGAGTTCGGTGCCCCAAGGTCAATGCTTACTTCAGTTTTGTCTTCCCGTTTCGCCGCCATTGAGGCTCCTTTCGCTTAAAAATAAAAAAGCGCCGAAACCAACACCCATTCAGGTGTCAGCTCCGGCGCTCAGGCTCTGGCTTCCAGTTATTCCCTTATTTGTCGAAATTTGTCGTTACCTGTCGAAACCCGTCGGGTCACATCTCCAGGTCAATCACGGTCTCCTTCTTGCACCAGCTGCAATACAGCGGAAAGTGTACCAGCTTCGTGCCGGGGATCACCTTCACCTTCGTCTTCCCCTCGCAGCGGGGGCATAATACAAATCCGTTTCGGTTGGTCTTCAGCAAGCGCATCCCTCCTCGCTTCTCGTCTTTATCTGTGGAGCCACCGGCAGGAGTCGAACCCGCACCCTGCTGGTTACAAATCAGCCGCACCGCCTGTTGTGCTACGGTGGCATTTGTCGGCAAGCCCGTTTGCCCGCTTACTACCAGGCCGGGTAACTGCGGCGGTCCCCGCAGCCTTTCTGGCGGCGCCACCCGCCACCCAACCGAGAGGGGATTTGAACCCCCGTTCAGCTTGCCGTTGTTGTTCCATTGGAGGGGTGAGTGGGACTCGAACCCGATTAAGGACTTTTGCCCTGCTTCGCTCCGCGCACCAACCTGCGCCCCACCCCATATGTTGGATCACTCCGTCAGTTCTTCCAGGCCCTCATATAAGTCCAATCCATTGCGGCCTGCTTCTCTCTCCATAGCCGCAACAGTTCTTTCGGCCTCCTCTTTCGTTCCCTTGCCCAAAAGCGCAGCGGGGCTGCCGCCTTCAGCCTCAATATCTTCGCAGAGGTAAATGATCGATAGTGCCAGCTGTGCGTATGCCTTGTAACGGCTCCAGTCATCCCCCTCGCTGATAATGCGCCTAAGTTCATCGTCGCTAGGGATCTTGTATCGTTTTCTCATGTTAACCCCTCAAAGCAGTTTTGATAATTTTTCCAGAGGCGCTTTCAAAACACCCCCGGCCTGTTTTTCCCCACCCCCCTCCCGGGAGCAGGTCATCGCTCACCTGATCGCTCGCTTCATCACTCACCCAAACCCCAGCCAGAGGCCCTCACGCCCCCGCCTGAAATCAGTGCTACTAATTGTAATATATATATTATATATACCTACATTTATAAATCTAAGATATATATAAGTCTTGGTTGTATATATAAGTCTTAGATATATATAAATCCAACTCTTATATTCACCGCATTTGATTTTTCAGTTTCGGTCGCCTGCCAAATCGCAGCAGCTCAGGGCTTGTTAAGGGCAGCCACAGCATCGCCAGCCCCGGACAATCGCCACACAGCCAGCATCACGCCCACGGCGCCCATTGTGCCCTCTCACCGTCACGCCTCTGACCCCGGCACCACCCAGGTTTCATGCCCATTTTCGGGGGAAACCCAAAACGTGAAAGGGGGGATGTGTTGGATATATACCCGGCTTTCCCACGACCCCCCGCCGCTTTTCCGCTACCCCCGGGGGGTGGAGTCCTCAAAAGATCGGCTTGTCGCATCGCTTGCCACCTGCGCCGCGCCCGCCATTATTGGCCCGCCCCGCAGCCCGCAGCCCGCCGGATCATTGCCTAATTGCCCGCATGAATATGCACCCGCATACATTCATAGCACTATGCAATCCACATTGCAATTCCACGCCCCACGCACACCGCCACCAAATAGCCCCAGATAGTTATGAATACCCAGGCATACACCCCAGTTCTCCCAACTATTCCCGAAATACCAACGCAACAAAAATATTATTTTGTAGCGTTCGCCTCATTTGCTCGCCTTGTTCGCCCGCTTATCAGTACCACCGAACCGTATATTTATGCGACTCGGCCCGCTGGGCTTGGTCTGTCCGTCGCGGTACCAGATTCCGTCGCCGTAGTCCTGCTTTAGTGCGTAGATCGCTTTTGTCTGGTTCTGTCCTCCCCAGCCCTTGCCGCTGAGCATCTCGCCCCGCATCCAAGTTAGGTGCCTTTGAAGAATGACCGCTCTGTCATAATATGCACCCCTAACTTCCAACCCCCGCTTAATTACCTCGGCTACCTCTTCCTCTGTGTAGCCCAACCTGGCGCAGAAATGCGGCCAGCTAGCCCGTTCAAAAAGGCCCGATTCCAGGTCCTGCTTGTATTTTGCAATTTCGGTTTTCAGTTGTTTTTCGGACAGCTTAAAGGCCAAAACCCGCCCGGAATCCTGGTTTCCCGCCACATTTCCACCTCCTTTTGTCTTAAGTATACTAAAGCCTGTGGGGGCTTGCAAGGGGTGGGGCCTCAAATATTCCCGGCCCTGGTTCCGGGGGATCTGGTTTGGCAATTCGCTATATATTGTAAGGGGCTGCGGCGCTGGGCGTGGTGCTGGTCTGGGGTGGAAAAAATAATTTGAAAAAATTTTAATTTGGGGGTTGACAAATAGGACAGCCTATGCTATTTTAATCTCGCAAGGCGGCGGAAGGCCTTACGAAAGAGAGGTGACCGCCCATGAGCATATCTGACACCATCGCATTACTTATGCTTGTGATTGCGGCTATTACTCTCGGCATCTTGATAGCCGGGAAAAAGTAAAAGCCGCCCCCGACCCTAGCGAGAAGCGGCAATTACACCCATCCTTGGTTGACCGCCTTCCCGACTAGCCCTCGGGTGACAGCCTGCCCGGTCGTGGTGGTATCTGCAACATACCACCCGATCGGTTATAAAAGTATACCACAAAAGGGGGTAGAAGTCAATAGCGGATAGCATATCAAAGCGGCGATGGATCGAAGAGAACACGACGAAGGTCACTCTAAAGATCAACCGCAACCAAGACCCGGAACTGTATGAGCTTCTTACCAAAGCTGATAACAAATCGGGGCTGATCCGGGAGCTGATCCAGAAAGGGGTCGAGGCATCGAAACCCGACACAGTGATTTCCCGGACATTTGCAGAACACCAGAAATAAAAAAGACCCCGGCAGGATTTACCAGATCCCACCGAGGCCACCGGGCGAAGTGTTACCAGCACCAGCCCGAAATACTCACCCCGAAATCAGTTACCACACCAAAACCAGAGGAGCAGTATAATTATACCTCCTCTGATGTGAAAAATCAAGAGGAGGATATTTTTATGACTATCGAAACCATCAGAACCAACGTTAAGCACACCAGCGCCCGCAGCGCATGGATGAAGGGCGTTTTGGAGTACGCCGACGAACTGCTCTACGCCCTTGAGGAAGCGATCAACGGCGGCTGGTTCTCCGCTGATGACCTGAGCAGCCCTAGACTTCTGGAGCGTCAGCTGCTCAACGGCGCTTATGACTGGAAGGAGTACAGCTGGGGCGGTTGCTCCCTGATTTACAACGGTGACATTGCCTCCCGGCTTTGCACCGCTTCCGAGCTGAAGAAGACCCGCAACGGCGAGCGCAGACCCAACGCCAGCGAGGAGTGGCTGGATGTTCAGGCCCGCGCACTGTACCAGGCCGCCCGGCTGATCCTGGCCGCTGCCGCTGAGTAAGGGGGGGCTGACCATGGACCCCTGCCGCCGTATCTGGTTCCACTCTCCCGCCGCCTACGTTGCCCGGTTTCTGGGCATTGTGGCCACGCTTGCCTTTATCGTCTATTCGCTGATTGCCTTTTGAAAGGAGCGCACCATGAAAAAACACTATTACGCCGTCCAGACCCGCCAGGGGGAGCTTTACGCCGCCCAGGTTGTCGCAGCCCCCTCTTCCTCCAATCTTGTTTCCGTCTTTGCTTCCATTCCGGGCCTTGTGGCGGCTTGCCCCTGCTCCGGCAGGCAGGAAGCGGACTTGATCGTCCGCTCTTGGATAGATTGCTTCCGGCGCTCCGGCGTTTATCTGTTCGACACAATGCCCGACGGCTCCCCGGCTCCGTTCTGAATAGTGAACTCCCCCACCCATTCCGGGCGGGGGAGTTTTCTTATTTTTTCTTGAAATAGTCGCCGCTGTAAATGCTGTAGAGCAGCTCCGCCTCCCGATTGCTTACGCCGGGCATAGCGTCCAGGGCTCCAATCTTCATCCACTTTCCCTTTGTGTTGCTGTACGCCTCATACATAGCAACGAACTGTTCCGGGCTGAATCCCATATCCCGGATTGCGTCGTATTTCAGTTCTGTGCGGTCGGGGGTTTTGGCGTCGGGGTTAAAGTCGGTCATGTATGCCTTGATGGCAATATCCATTTCGGCGTCGGTCATGTCGCTGCCGACGATAGCCGCCCATTTCTGAGCCGGCGTTACTTCTGCGTTCCCCTCCTTGGGTTCCAGCCCGGCAATCAGATCGATGGTGTCCATTGCGGCGTCCGTTCCCAGCCCGGCCTCCACCATGGCATCCAGCTTTGCCGGATCCATGGGGATCTGCTGCCAGATTTTGATATCCTCCCGCAGCTGCGCCACCTGGGCGGGGGTAATTTTGCCCCGTTTCTGCTGATTGTAGAGGTAGGCGCCCCATGCGTTTGCCTGGTCCTTTTTGCTCATCAGGCTGTTGCCCTCGATGTCCTTGTAATGCCCGTATAGCTCGGCGAAGGTGGCAGCACTCATACCGCTTTCCGTCGCCCGAATCAGGCTTGCCACGCGCCCGCTGTTACCCTCCAGGAAAGCCGCTTTCTGCTCATCGCTCAATCCCTCATAGATATCCAGCGCCGCCTCCATTTGCCCGATAGCGTCCTGCGCAGCGGCTCCTGTATACCCGGTTTCGCTCAGGTCATCAAACGCCCCGCTGATGTCCTGCTGCGCGGTCCGCGCGAACAGCGCCCCGATTCCGTTCTCCCGAAGGTCATCCATCCATCCGCTGTATTCCGGCGCATAGTCTGCGATTGCCTCATCCCGGGCGGCCTCTCTGGCATAGTCATAAACGGACTCAAAGATTGCCGCCTTTTGCCGGTCATTCATAGCGGCGTAGGCGTCGCTTCCAACTACCTCCTCCAGCAGTTTCTTCGCGGTCTCGCCCTGCACCCTTTGCAGCGTGTCATACTCCTCCCGGGTCAGCTGGTAGTTTTCGTGCTTTACTCCGTCCTTGCCGGTGTAGGTCAGCGTGTCCGCAGCCTTTTTCGGCACAACGCTCACATCGTCCTGCGCCTTGTTCAGCCGCCGGATTTCCTCCTCCAGTTCAGATACCTCCGCCCTGTTGAAGTAAGCCGGGGAGAACAGCTGATAGATTGCGTTTAGAATCCCGTCTGGGTTTTCCTCTGTCTCGCCCCATTCATTGCGGTATTCCGTCTGCTGGAAATCCCACACCGGGATCTTTTGGCTCAGTTTTCCCAGGTTTCGCTGAAGCCATGCGGGAACTGGGCTGTCCTTGTCGATGTAGGTAGTCATGCGGTTTTTCTCTGTACTCCGCTCGATCTGGCCCATCAGGGTATTGCCCAGCATCTGGGTCAGATAACTCACGGCTGCGTTCACCAGAAACTGGCCCATAGAGCTGTCCGCGTAGCGGATGGAATCGATGGTGTCGTTAATGCCCTGAAGCATAGACATCTCAATCATCGGGTCAGCCAGCGCAAGAAACACCTTGTCCAGGTCGCTCCATGTCAGGTCCCCGTCCTCCAGAATGGCGTCCATCTGTGCGCCCAGGAACATGGGGATTGCCGCAGGGGAAAAGAAGTCAATGGTGAAGTTCAGCCCGCCCGGCAGCATGATTGCGTAGTCCTGATGCCCGGTCAGCTCATCCAGCGCCGCCTCGTCCTCGTCATCATCCGGTCCGCCCCGAAGGATGCCCATATTGGCAAGCATCCAGCCTATTGCGAACAGGCCTGTGCCCGTCAGGGTTTTTGCCCAGCTTTCCACCAGTTCCGTGCCTGTGATCTGCCCCTGGGCTGCTCTTACGCTGTTGATCGTGGAGTTAATCAGACCCAGCGGGGAAAATTCTTCCGCCCTTACAAGGACATTTGCGGGCGTTCTTCGGAAAGGTACCACGGCCTCGCCGATCACCCTTGCCCATGCGGGGGTGTCTCTTCCGCGCAGCGCTCTGGATACAAAACCGGAAAGAGCATTGTTATCCCGGAAAGTCGCTTCCTGCGCCTGCCGGATTGCGTATTCTCTCGCCTGATCCAGAAGCGTCTGGTCAACGGTGCTCAGGTCATTGGTGCGGATTCCTCTTGCGTTCAGATACCCCGCAAGGGCTCTGGAATAGGCAGCCCGCCCGAAAGCAGCGTCTCCGAAGAAACGGTTGTCCATTGCCCAGTTGGTTGCCCTGCGGTAATGCTCCAGCCCGGGCGGAAGGATGCGCCGCTCTTCCTGTACCCGCCGGGCGAAGTCCGCCTGCTCGCCGATTCGGTCATTGTACCGCCCGCCGTTGGAGATAATATCCGCCACGGTGTCATAGTCATCCCGGGCCGCCGCCATCGTCTGCCGGTCGGCAATGTGCACGGTGGACCGCTGATACCGCCCGCCGCTGACCGCCGATGTCAGCCATTCAATGGTGGCTTTCACTTCATCCTTGGCAAGGTAGGTCACCTGTGCGCCGATGTTGCCCATGATATTTCTGACCTGGGTTCGGAAATTGCCCAGCATATTCAGGTATCGAAGGGCCGTCAGCCGTTCTGCCCAGCTGGGCGGCAGCTGTCTTGCCACATCCCGGATGATTTCGTCCAGAATCTCGTCCGCCTCTTCGTCCGTCTGTGCTTCCTGATATTGCCGCGCCAGGTCTTCGTTGATGGTGATCTGCCGGTTCGTCCCCATATCATCCACCATCCGTTGGACGCTTCTGCGGATACAGTACAGCCTGTCAGAAGGTGCCAGCGTTTTCAGGATCCTTGCCGCCTGCAGTGCCTGTGCGGAGTTCCGAACCGCCATGGAGTAGTCCAGCAGGATGTCCATTGCTTCCTGATAGTCGCCCCTGTTCACAGCGTTGTTGTAAAGCAGCGCGCCCATTGCGGTGATATCCGCCCCCGCTCTGCCCCGCCGTACCTCCGCAGTCCAGTTTGCCCGTGCGGTATTCCACCCCTCTGCCGTAATGGTATCGACGGCTTCCTGGACGGTGTCGCTGTTCGTAATGGGGATAAAGGAAAATCCGCCCCGCATGGTCTCGTTCTCGATCAGCGGAACAAATTCGTCCGGCGTAGCCTGCGCTTCCATCGCGGTTCTCGCGCTGTAGCTTACTCTGTCAAACCCGGTAATGGACGCCGGCAGCTGGTCCGCTCTCACAGGGTTCTCACCTTCGGGAATTGCGCCGTACTGTTCAATTGCGGCGTATTTGGGGCTGAACCCCCTGTCCGCCGCACCCATAGCGGGCATCCGCCCCTCGGCTTCCTCCAGCCCCGCATTCTGCTCCTGCGCGGCATCCCCGGCTCCCTCTCTGAGGGGGCTGCCAGCGTAGCTGACTGGGGGAGTGTCCTCCGCCTTCGCCCGCTGAGGAGTCGTACCCTCTGCCGCAGCATAAGCCTCCCCCCGCATCGCCGCCGCCACAGCGCCGGTAACATCCCCCGCAACAGTCTTCGGCGCAGCAACCGCCTTCATCCTGTCGAGCGCCTCGTCGTAGAGGTTCCCGTTCCGGCTGTTAAAAAGCCGAAGCAGCCCTCGCTCTCCGTCTGCCCGGTATGCCTCGTCAAGAATCGTCGCTGCCGCCATCGGGGAAATGGTTTCCTGCCGCACGTCCTGAGATGCCGCGATCACCGCGTCAATAACAGGCGACAGTTTCCCGGCTTCCGCGCTGCTCTCATATACGGCGAACAGTTCGGGGTTAACCTCTTTCACGGCAAGGGCCGTTGCCCATACAGAGTTGCTGGTCAGTTCGCCCCAGCCGTTTTCGCTTGCGTCATTGCTCCATAGCCGCTCCTGTTCAGGCGCAGCCTGCTCCGTCTGCCGCAATTCCGCGTCACCCACAGCGTCCGCCATGGCCTGCACCTGCCCCTCGGGGGACAGTTCCGCCTCCCCGGAGATTCTGGCCACAGCCGCCCGGATTTCCGCCCGGTTCTGGCTCTTGGTGCCGTCCAGCTTCACGGGGGTGAGCCTCGTCAGTTCGGTAAGCGCCTCGTTATCGGCAAGAATCGCTTCCGCCATGGAGTTGCTGATGGTGCCGTTTTGCCGGTAGTAATCCTGTGCTTTTGCCAGCGGTGTCTCCGCCTTGGGGACAGTCCCCGCCTCAGAGACATCCCCATACCTTCCCTCGGGGGAAGGGGGACCGCTTGCGGTGGATGAGGGCATAGGCTCTCCCCCTGGGAGAGCTGTCAGCCGATCAGGCTGACTGAGAGGGCTTGGCTCCCCTGCGTAAGGGAGACCGGCCGGAGCAGCATCCTCGTTTGCAATGGTCCCCGGCATCAGCGAGCGGTAAGCCTCCGCACCCGCCTCGCTCAGGGCACCGCTGAAGAAACTGGTCACGGCGACGCCCGCCGCCTGCTTTCCGAACTCTTCCCAGATGGCCCGCTCCGCCTGTTCTTCGGTCATGCCGCTGTCAATCAGGTCCTTTTTCAGCACCTGGAACTCGCTCTTCTCCCGCAGCACGGCGTATTCTGCCATGGTGGTGGCCAGGAAGCCGATTTCCTCCTGGGTCATTTCCATTGCGCCCTGCTTCGCGGCAGCCTTCAGCATAGCCTTTACGCTGTCGGAACCATTCTCGGCAACCTTCCACCATTCCTCCAGGGGAATGTACTCGGTAGCGATTTCCGTGCCCGCGTTGAATACGCCCAGTACCGCCGCCTGTGTCGGTGTGCCGCCCTTGGCGCTCACATCGTTGAAGGTGTCCCCGAAGCTTCTGGCGCCCGCCAGACCCAGGGAAAGGGCCTTTGCCCCGGTTGTACCCGCTCCGAAAAGACCGCCGCCCATGTAGGCTCTGGCGAGGCTGTCCGCCGCCGTATTCACAATCAGATAGGCCCCTTCGCCCACAGCGTCGATGACCTCTCCTGCCTTCGTGCCTCTGGTGGCTTCGTAAATATGCCGATTCACAATCTGCTCCGGCGCTTTCTTGGCACCCCCAGCCCCGATGCCCTGGGAAAGATAGCTGAACATAGAGCCGGGGTTATAGGGGTCTGCCGTGGAATACTGCCCGGTGTCTGTCACTCTGGAGTGCAGGATGCCGATAGGATTCGATACAGCAGAAAGCATACCGCTTCCAACGCCCAGAGGGATTGCCCCGAAGCCCAGGCTTTCGCCTATCTTCTGTCCCTCTTCCTGCATATAGGATGCCGCTGTTCTGTTCACGTCACGGCCCAGCGTTTCCGCCAGCTTGTCCACAGTTTCCTTGCCGTACTTGTCAAACAGCGCTCTTACATCCGTGTCTGTCTGGATCATTGCGGAAGGCAGTCTTAGCTGCCCGTTTACCACTTCAAACGGCGTGTTCCTTGCCGTAGAGTATCTGTAAAGCGTATCCAGTTCCTGCTCGCTCAGACCGCTGATCTGCGTCCAGTTCTTGCTCTCCGTAATCCTGTCCCGGTTGGCGTTCAGTTCCCCCTCCAGCTGTTCCATCTGCTCTCTCAGGCTGTCGGAGGTTGCGTCCTTGCCGTACTGGTTCAGGATTTCATCGTACCTTGCCTGATATTCCGCCCGCTTTTCCGGGCTCACAGTATCGTTGGCAAGGTATCCGTAAGGCCCCTCCAGGGTGTAAAGGTCTTCCTGGGCTTTGCGAAGCTGCTCCAGTCGTGTCTGCTGGTCATCTCTCTGCTTCAGCAGTTCTGGGTATTCCGGGAACATGGAAACCATTTTCGCCCCCGGAACCGCCCCCAGAACGCCGCCGGTGACCGTCTGCTGTGCAGACTTTTCCCGGACGGTTTTCTCATTCTCCCACTGCCCCATAAGCTGTCTGTATCTGTCAGCTTTGCTTCCGCCGGTCGCCGGAGCGGGTCTTCCGGCAGAGGGGGTTCTGTTCTGTTTCTCTTCCTGGAATTGGCCCATCATTTCACGATACTTATCGCTCTTGGAAGCCATAGCCCTTCACCTCACTTGCCGTTTGCCCAGTTGGGGAACGAACTCTTCAGCTGCTCTGTGTACACCTGCACCTGCTGCTGATTCAGGATGCCCGCTGCCTGACCATTCGCCAGAACCCGCAGTGCGTCGCTGTAGGTGCCTTCTCCCTTTGCGTCCTCGTATACAGCATTAGGAGTCACCGGTGTGGTTCCGCCACCGCCAGCCCCTGCGCCCTGAAGAACGCCAACCAACGCATCATAGGCATTGTCGCCCTTGCCGCGGTAGTCATCACTGCCGCTGCCGCCGCCTCCACCGTTATTCAGGTACTCCAGATACTCCTCCCAGTTGGCAAAGCCACCGCCGCCTCCGGTGCCACCACCCCCGCCGCTCTGGGTGGGCATCAGCTTGTTCAGCTGTTCCGGGGTCAGCCCGTAGAGGTTGGCAAGGATGGTGTAGTCGCCTACGGAAGCCATCAGATTGCCCGCTTCCTTCTGGTTCTGCCGCAGCCGCTCCTCGTCCGCCCGTGCCTGTTCGTAGAGAGCCTGTGCCCGCTGCAGGTCATTTTCCGCCTGAGCCTGTGCGATTGCCGCCATGTACTGCTGGCTGAGCATCGTCCGCTCCCGCTCAATGTTGGCGTCCACCTGCGCCTGTGCGCCCCGCAGGGCAGTCAGGTCCGCCTCCAGCTGATTGTCCTGAGCAAGCCGCGCCTGGGCCATTGCTCCGCTGGAAAGGCCGTAGGCGTTCTGGATCTCCGCGTAGTTGCGCTGGTCCTTCGCCGCCTCCACATAGGTTCTGTTCAGGTTGGCGTCCGTCTGCTGCTGCAGCTTCTGCTGCTGCTGTTCCAGCTCCGCCAGCCCCTGGTCTCTGGTCTGCTCCAGCTGTGTCTTCTGCCCCGCCAGGGAGGCGTCGTACATCTGGTTAATCAGCTCCTCGTTTGTGGGCTTTTTGGTAACAGTTGTCTCTTCCATTTCCGTCCCTCCTTAAAACAGCCCGTAGGGGGCGTAGATCGCTTCAAATTCCGCGGGAATCTTGCTCCTTACATCCATGAACGCCATCTGGTACCGGCTCATGAACCACTGTGCCATCCCCTCATTTTCCGGGAAGATCAGCTGCGCCGCCAGATAAAGGGGCAGCAGCGCCGCGCAGATGGTGTCATCCAGCCCGATCTCCTGAGCAAGGTCCGGTTCCCGGTAACTCTTACCCAAATCCAGCAGCGGGGGCACGGGTCTTCCCTTGCCGCTCTTGTCGTAGGTGTCGGAGTAGGGATAAAGCACCGGGATAATGTTGTTCAGAATCGAGATGGTCCTGAACTTGTATTCCTGGGTATCCACAGTCAGTGTCTCGCCGCTGTGTTCGCTCTGTTCATCCATAAGATGAATTGCCATATCAAAAACCTGTTGTACTGTCATAATTCCTCCTTACTTCGCCATACTCCCAAACCGCACCTGCTGGTCATACCCCAGAACCGTCGCCTTGCTTCCCCCGGCGCCGGCCCGGAAAATCAGCTTGTAGTA